GAGATTGTTGGAAACATTATTAAAGCTAAGACGGCTAAATCAAGACTCTCCAAAGAAAACCAACAAGTCGAAATAAGACTTTATTATGATGAAAGAGGTCTTGACAGATACTATGGTCTTCTTGAGTTAGGAGAACTTGGTGGTATGTGGAAGAATGTAGCAGGTCGATATGAAATGAACGGTAAGAAAATATATGGTAAAGAGATATTAAAGAAACCCACAGAATATTTTACAGATGATATAATGAAACAACTCGACACTATTGCGAAGAAGCAGTTCTCTTATGGATCGGATTGAAACCACAATACTTCAAAACTTAATATACAATGAAGAATATTCTCGTAAAGTTATTCCTTTTATTGAACCCGATTACTTTGAAAATAAATCTGAAAGAGTCACCTTTGAACAAATTGCAGAGTTCATTGTCAAGTATGGTTCAACAATTACGATTGAAGCTTTAAATATTGAAGTTGATAATCGCACAGACCTTACTGAAACAGAAGTTAAGGAGATTCGTGAACTCAATGGTTTCCTAACTAATACACCAGTTGATTATCAATGGTTGATGGATACTACTGAGAAGTGGTGTCGTGATCGTGCAATTTATCTCGCACTGATGGAATCTATTCAACTTGCAGATGGTGATGAGAGTAAAAAGAATAAAGATGCAATACCATCTATTCTTTCAGATGCATTAGCAGTATCATTTGATAATCATGTTGGACACGATTACTTAGAGGACTACGAAGAGAGATATGACTTATATCACAGAAAGGAAGAAAGAATTCAATTCGACCTCGATTTTTTCAATAAAATTACGAAGGGTGGGGTTCCAAATAAAACACTCAATATTGCTCTCGCTGGCACTGGTGTTGGTAAATCTTTGTTTATGTGTCATGTCGCAAGTAGTGTTTTACTCCAAGGCAAGAACGTATTATACATCACACTTGAAATGGCTGAGGAAAAGATTGCAGAAAGAATTGATGCTAATCTTTTAAATGTATCCATACAAGACATTACTGATTTACCTAAACCGATGTTTGATAAAAAGGTAAATAGTATTGCGAAGAAAACACAAGGAACATTAATAATCAAAGAATATCCAACTGCATCTGCACATTCTGGTCACTTCAAATCCCTACTAAACGAACTATCGTTGAAAAAATCTTTTAAACCTGATATAATATTCGTAGATTATCTAAACATTTGTGCATCAAGTCGTTATTCTAAACTAGGAAATGTCAATTCTTACTCGTATATTAAAGCCATTGCTGAAGAACTCCGTGGTCTTGCAGTTGAGGCTAATGTACCTATCATCTCCGCTACTCAGACGACTCGTTCTGGCTATGGGAGTAGTGATGTTGATCTTACTGACACAAGCGAGTCGTTCGGTCTTCCCGCCACTGCTGATCTTATGTTTGCTCTTATTAGTACAGAGGAGCTTGAGGGGCTTGGGCAGATAATGGTTAAACAATTAAAGAACAGATACAATGATCCAACCATATATAAAAGGTTTGTCATTGGAGTTGATCGTGCAAAGATGAGATTATATGACTGTGAACAAAAAGCACAAGATGACATTCTTGACAGTGGACAGGAAGAAGAGTATAATGAACTCAAGCAAAAACCTAAAAAATCATTCGCAGAATTTAAATTTTAATGACTAAAAAAATTGACTTTGATAAGTATGCTCTATTCGTGGATGGTGTCACATCCGATTCCAGTAAGGATTATCAATGCTTTATTGAAAGTATTAGTTCCCTTGACGGAAAGGGTGCCAATATTCACAGGCTTCTTACTGCTGCTGTTGGCATTAGTGCTGAAGGTGGTGAGTTTATGGAGATTGTTAAGAAGATGGTTTTTCAAGGTAAACCTTGGGACGAGCATAATCGAAAGCATCTTATTATTGAGTTGGGTGACGTTATGTGGTATGTAATGCAAGCTTGCAAAGCATTAGATGTTTCAATCGAAGAAGTAGTTGCAGGGAATGTAGATAAATTAAAGAAGAGATATCCTGGTGGAGAATTTAACGTCTACCAATCAGAAAATCGTAAGGAGGGAGATCTATGAGGGATCAATTAATTAAAGCACTACTTGCTCATGCACAAGGTGATATACAAAAACATGTTGCAAATGTAGAAGTATATCTTGCAAATCCTGTGGGCATAGGAGAGCATTCAAATATTGTAGAAGCAATCGAACAAGAGTTAGATATGATTGCTAAGTACCAAGACCAGATAGATATCATACATAAATATTTCAAAAAGTAGATGGCTAATCTAGTCACATCAGAAGAAATATTACCTTTAATACAACCTGCTCTAAAAGATGTTATTGTTGATATTGAGCAGAATGATAGTAAAAATTTAGTCGTAAGACTTACAACTCCTAGTCGAATTTCACTTAGACCAGAGGTTGAAAAGATATTATCAGACAATAATATTACTTTCGGAGATATAACTAATAAGAGTCTTGCAGGAACTTTTGGTGGAACTCAAATAGATACTTTTGATTTAAAAAGAATACGACTTAGATATAAAGAACCGCAGGGTGGAGGTGCTCGTGGTGGTACAAGAATTGCAAATTTAGGTGAAGGTTCACAATGCATATACGCTGCAGTTGCATTTGGTTTGGGTAAAAATATAACTCAAAGAGATATTACTAAAACTAATATAGAAAAATATAAAAGTAAATTTGATATTGATAGTACAGTTGATGAAATACTGGATGACTTACCAGAGATATGGATGAATTCGTCAATACTTGGAGCAAATAAACTTTTTGATAATTTTTTTAAAGTAAATGGTAAATTTACTTTCCATAAAGCAAGTAAAGATGCAGGTAGTAAAATTGTAAGAAAAATAAATGAACTATTTCAAAAATTTAAAAAGGAGGAAGGACTTTCATTGAATATCAATAAATGGAATCCTGCTGATTTCTGGTTAGTATCAAGTGAATTTGATGTTAAAATTTTGGAAGATGAAAAAACAATGGAGGGATTTAATCAACAAATACAAAAACAATTATTGAATAATAAATTAATTGGAATATCTTTAAAACAGATGGCAGGAAGAGCAACCTTAACAATTAATAATGTAGAGAGAAATAAAAAGTATGAAAAGAATTATAATGGTTATGAATTTAGCAATAAATCAATTGATGGATATATTAAATTAAGTGGTAATTCTAAATTACAATTCAGAGCAACACAAGGTCCTACAAATTTAACGGGTTGGCAGGGTGAAATACAGGGAGGATTAGCTGCTGGTGGTAAAATTTCATTAGGTCCATTTAATATGCTACTACGAGCACATAAAATAAAAGAAATACCAACTGACGCTGCAAAAAGAGTTAAAAATGAACCAGATAAAGTATATGAAGAGGTATCATATGGATTAGAAAAATTTGGTAAAATGAAAAAGGCAGAAATAACTAAGTTTAAAACAAACAAAATAGTTACCAATCAATATCTATATTCTAAATTACAAGTGGTTCAATTAATTAAAATATTTGAAGTTACTTTAAAACAAAAGAAGAAATTAAGAGACCAACTTGCTGAAGATATGTTTTTATATGCAGCTAGTTTATCTAAATATTCATCAGCATTCTACAAATTATTCTAATGGACATAGATCAACTCATAGATTCATTCCATACAGATGAAAAGAATAAAGGTAGAAGATATCGTGAGTTCTTATACCATTGCTTTACAAAGTTTGAGAAAGAGATTAAGAAGATAAAATCTAAAAAGATGATAAATAGGTATATCACTATGAGAAATAATACTCTTAGTTACTTAATTAAAAACGAAAAAGAGATAACTTTAAAATTATCCAGATGAAATCTTTTTTCCAATTTTTAGAATCAACAGCTGTCCAACAAGCAACCCGTATGGGTCTTGTGAGTGATGGTCATGGAGGATGGTACGATAAAAAAGGTGAGTTTGTCGCAAAGACAGAGAAAGGATCATTAAAATTTTTTAATAAGAGACAGAGAATAGGTCAAGATCCACAGTCAACAGAAAGAGAAAAAGGTTTATCTGGTGTGCAACCAGCAGGTGCACAACAAGTCACACAAGAACCAGTTGCTAAGTTACCCGAAGCACCACCAGAAGTTGAGAAAACAAAAGGAACATTGACTGTTGCTTTTGGTAGATTTAATCCTCCAACAACAGGTCATGAGAAATTATTGAATCAAGTTGCCAAGTCATCTGATGAAAATGACTATATCATTGTGCCATCAAGAAGTCAGGATGCAAAAAAGAATCCATTAGATGCTGATAGTAAGATTGGTATTATGAGACAAATGTTTCCAAAACATAGTGAGAAGATTGTCAATGATCCTGCTAATCGAACTATTTTTGATGTACTAAAGAAAGCACATAATGACGGATATTCTGGTGTGAGAGTCGTAGGTGGTGCAGATCGTCAAAAGGAATTTGATAAGTTAGTTAATAATTACAATGGCAAACTATATCAGTTTGATAAAGTAGAGGTTGTATCAGCAGGTGATCGTGACCCTGATGCTGATGATGTTACAGGAATGTCTGCATCAAAACAAAGAAAAGCAGCGGCAGAGGGTGATCTTAAATCTTTCATGAAAGGTATTCCATCTTCAATGGAAAAGAAAGCAGCAGAAGATTTATATAAGAATATTAGAAAAGCAATGAATATAAAAGAGGGTTGGAATCTTTGGGAGATCGCACCTAAATTTGATTGGGAAGGATTACGTGAAAACTATATTGGAGAAAAGGTATATCAAATTGGTCAATTAGTTGAAAATTTAAATACAGGTTTAGTGGGACGTATTATTCGTCGTGGAGCAAATCATCTTATTTGTGTTACGGAAAATAATTTCATGTTTAAATCATGGATAAAAGATGTATCAGAAACTAAAAAAGAATCTTATGATGCACTTACAGATGTATCAGGAGTTCCAGCAGATCAAAGATTAGTTGGCACTGATGCACACCGTAAATACGTCGAAACTATGGTGAAAGGAAGTGCCTACGGAAAACATTTCCTAAATAAATATAGGAAAAAATCAAAACAATAAATTGATGGACAAACCAGT